AGACATATGGACGATTGCGCCGTGATGGAAGAAGGCCCTTGCACTTGTGGCACGGACGAAATTTTAGAAGAGTTGGCACTTGAAGATGCTGGTTTGACCGCTGAAGACTTTGAATGAAAGCGCCGCAGACTTCCCTGAAAAACTGGGGTGACCAGAAATGGCGCACCAAGTCGGGGAAGCCTTCGTCAAAAACAGGTGAGAGGTATCTCCCTGAAGCAGCTATCAAGTCTTTGTCCCCTGCCGAGTACGCAGCCACAACCAAGGCCAAGCGAAAAGGTAAAGCGGCAGGCAAACAGTTTGTGGCGCAGCCCAAAAGGATTGCAAAGAAAACCGCAGGATTTAGATAATGGCAAACACTTCTGGCGTAACAACATTCAACCTTGACTTGACCGATTTGGTCGAGGAGGCGTTTGAACGCGCCGGAGGCGAGCTGCGCACAGGATATGACCTGCGTACTGCACGGCGCAGCCTCAACATCATGTTTGCTGAGTGGGCCAACCGTGGCATCAATATGTGGACGATTGAGCAAGGTGTAATTGATTTGGTTCCCGGCCAGAACACTTACCCATTGCCCAATGACACCGTTGATCTGTTGGAGCACGTCATCCGCACGGGGGCAAATGTTGCCTCAACCCAAGCGGATTTGACAATCACCCGCATCAGCGTGTCCACCTATGCAACCATCCCAAACAAGATTCAACAGGCTCGGCCAATTCAGGTGTGGGTACAACGGTTGAATGGGCAGAACTCAACCACAGGGTTAACCCTAAATGGTGCCATCACATCCACAGCCACTCAGATTACATTGAACTCCACAATTGGTTTGCCCGCTGCCGGGTTCATCAAAGTGGACAGTGAGATCATCAACTACAGCTACATCATTGGCAATGTGTTGTATGACTGTTTCCGTGGCCAGCAAGACACCACAGCGGCCTCACATCTGACTGCAACTGCGGTCTATTGGGCTCAAGTACCCGCCGTCACGGTGTGGCCAACCCCAGACAACGCCCAGACATATCAGTTTGTGTATTGGCGCTTGCGCCGCACCCAAGACGCCGGTGGCGGTGTAAACGTGATGGACGTTCCATTCCGCTTTATCCCCTGCATGGTTGCAGGTTTGTCTTATTACGTGGCTGGAAAAATCCCGCAAGGTGCTGAGCGCCTACAGTTTTTGAAAGCCCAGTATGACGAGGCTTGGGAATTGGCGGCATACGAAGACCATGAGAAGGCCGCAATTCGCTTTGTGCCGCGACAGCAGTACATTGGGGGCACCTGATGGGGAATAGGTTCGCCAGTGGTAAATGGGCGATTGCCCAGTGCGACCGGTGTGACCAACGGTTCAAGCTCAAGGTTTTGCGTAAAGAAATCATCAAAACCAAGAACTACGATTTGTTGGTGTGCCCAGAGTGCTGGGATCCCGACCAGCCCCAGTTGCAGTTGGGTATGTACCCGGTTGATGACCCACAAGGATTGCGTAATCCTCGCCCTGATCGGAGCTATTTGCTCTCAGGTACAAGCGGGTTGCAGACCAGTATCACGGGTGGTACAGGGCCAACTGGCACGGGTACGGTGGAGGCGGGTAGCCGCGTCTTCCAGTGGGGGTGGAACCCAGTCGGGGGCTCATCGTTTTTTGACGCTGCCTTGACGCCAAATAATTTGGTGTTAACGGTGGAACTTGGTACAGTTACGGTTACAACGACATAAGGAGTCGATTATGGACGCAAAGAAAGCAGTTCGCAAACACGAACAAAACATGCACCCCGGCAAAACGCCAACCAAGCTGCGTGCTGGTGGTAAGACCAACAGTGACATGTTGAAGATGGGCCGTAACTTGGCCAAGGTCGCAAACCAGAAGTCCCCCGGACGTAAGGGTTAATCATGGCAACATACAAAGTACCGAAGGTATATCCTTCTGTGGTTGTGGGTGAAGAGCCAGCAAAAGAGACTATGCGTAAAGCAAATGTGTCTGTTGCAAACACACGCAGCCAAGATTACCCACCCACCAAAACCAGCGGTATCAAAATCCGTGGTACTGGCGCGGCAACTAAAGGCTTGATGGCCAGAGGCCCGATGGCATGACCTACACCGAGTTGATTGCTGCTATTCAGTCGTACACCGAGAATACGTTCCCGGCGACGTACCTTGCCAGTGGATCGACTGTGTCTTCAACGACCCAGTTGAACACCTTCATTGAGCAGGCTGAGCAGCGCATTTTCAACACGGTGCAGTTTCCATCGTTGCGTAAAAACGTGACGGGTGTTACGACCAACGGTAATAAGTATTTGTCATGCCCATCGGATTTCCTGTCGTCGTATTCGTTGGCAGTGATTGATGCGGACGACAACTACGAGTACTTGCTGAACAAAGATGTGAACTTCATCCGTCAGGCGTATCCAAAAGCCACTGATACCGCTTTGCCAAAGTACTACGCTTTGTTTGGCCCAACGACCACAAATGACCCAAGCCCAGTTATTACAAACGAGCTGACGTTCATTCTTGGCCCAACACCTGATGCAGCCTACGATGTTGAGTTGCACTATTACTATTACCCAGAATCAATCACCACTGCGGCTTCTGGCCAAACTTGGTTGGGTGACAACTTTGACACTGTGTTGCTGTACGGCTCTTTGGTTGAGGCTTACACCTTCATGAAGGGTGAGCAAGACATGATTGCGTTGTATGACGGCAAGTACAAAGAAGCCCTTGCGATGGCGTCTCGCCTTGGTGATGGTCTGGAACGCAGTGACGCATACCGTAGTGGCCAGTTCAGGGTACCTCCTCTGGCCCAGAATAACGGAGTGCGTTAATGGCTTTTACCGGGAACTTTTCCTGCAACACCTTGCGTACCGCGCTGATGAACGGCACGATGAATTTTTCATCAAACCAATTCAAGTTGGCCTTGTACACAAACGCTGCAACACTTGACGAAACCACCACTGGGTACACATCCACAGGTGAGGCTTCTGGCGGTAACTATGCGGCTGGTGGGCAGGTGGTTGCTGCAACTGTTTCTACGGCAACGACATCGCCCGGAAGTGTTGTGTACGTCAACTTTGCTGCGCCATCATGGACTGGGTCAATCACAGCTCGTGGCGCACTGATTTACAACAACACTACTGGGGCCGCCGTTTGTGTGCTGGATTTCGGCAACGACAAGACCTCAACTTCAACTTTCACCGTGGCGATGCCTGCTAACACCAGCACATCAGCACTCATTCGGCTTGTATAAGGAGCAATCATGTTCAACGAAAAAGTAGCATCAACAGACAACGTCAGCGCGGGCTTGGTTGCTCGTACTGGGTCTTCAGAAGGCACCCGCGCAGGTGGCGTGTTCCATGTCGAGTGTTTTGACAAAGACGGTAACCTGAAGTGGAAAACCTCTGAGCACAACCTCGTGGTAAACGAAGGCTTGCAGAGCATGAATACCCAGTACTTCAAGGGTTCAACCTATACCGCCGCGTTTTACCTTGGCTTGATTACTGGCCCCGGTTCGGGTACAACTTTTGCCGCAGCCGACACTTTGGCTTCCAAAGCATGGACTGAATTCACCAACTATTCTGGTTCACGTAAGGCCGTGACTTTTGGTACGGCCACAACCGCTGATCCATCCGTTATCAGCAACTCTGCCTCACCTTCATCATTCAGCATTTCTGGCGGCGGTGGTGTTGTTGCTGGCGCGTTTTTGACAACCGTGTCCAGCGGCACATCTGGTGTGTTGTTCTCTGAGTCTGATTTCCAGTCTCCCGGCGACCGCACCGTTGTGTCTGGCGACACTTTGAACGTGACTTATACATTCAGCCTCGACGCTGCTTAAAGCGTGTTTGCTGATGCACCGTTTGCTTCCGCCCCATTTGCTGCCCAAGGCGCAGCAGGGCGGGTGCTTGACTCTATAGTTTTAGAGTTTGCGGCTGTATCGGAATTAACGTCAGCAATTGCTGGATTTGCCCCGCTGATTTCAGAAACAGCGACCGGCGCGGATTCTGCTTTTGTAGAGGCATCTATTTTTAGTGCTGACGTACCTGAGTCAGTAACTATTTCTGACCCTGTTACGGCGCTTGTGGATTTTGCAACGGCACTTTCTGAAAGTGTCACAGGTTCAGATGCCAATGACGCGCTGGCCACATTTGAAGTAGCCGTGCTTGAGGCAGCTACAGTAGACGAGCTTGTGTCTGCGGCAGTGGACTTTGCGGCCTCTATTGCGGAGTCTGTGGCCGGTAGCGATAGCGTAGTTGCTGGCATTCTTTATGATGTCTTTATCTCTGAGCTTGCAGCGGCGTTAGACGCCACAGCATCTAACCCAACATTTTCTGCCTTAGTGTCAGAACTTGCATCTGGGTTGGATTCAACAAGTGCTGCTGCTGACTTTGCCCCCCAAATTTCAGAAACTGCAACAGGTTTGGACAGTGCTTTGGTGGCTCCGTCCACTTTCAACGCCACAGCCAGCGAAACAGCCACGGCGCTTGATTCTGTCTTGGCATCAGCACTGTTTATTGCTACCATCTCAGAAGGCGCGGTGGCGGTTGACAAAACCGTGGCAAGGCTGCTTTCGGAAATAATCAATGATGCGCAGACTGCAAACTGGGAAAGCATCAACGATGCACAAACCCCGGGCTGGTCAGAAATCAATAACTCACAATCTACCACTTGGCAGAATGTGAAAACCCAATCGTAAGAGGCGCACATGGCAATCGTCGTAAAAGATAGAGTAAAAGTAAACTTCACGACTACTGGTACTGCCGACTTCACGCTTGGCGCGGCGGCAACTGGGTTTCAATCGTTTGCCGCTATCGGCAACACCAACTTCACATACTACGCCGCTGTTGATCCTGCTACAGGAGACTGGGAAGTTGGCTATGGCCAATATCTAACAGCAGGCCCAACCCTTACTCGCAACACAATTTTGTCCTCTAGCGCGGCTGGAGCCAAGATTTCTTTTGGTTCAGGCAGCAAAGACGTCTTCTGTACCTACCCATCTGAAAAAGCAATTTACGAAGAGCTGGCAGGAAACGTCTTGATTGACGGTGGCCCGCTGACAGTTATTGGTAATGGGGTTACAAGCTACACCAGCTTTGGCGCGGCCTTGGCCGAGATGTATGCCAACGAGACCGCTTTTGCACAGATGTATGTGCAGAACTTGAACAGCTCTGCCACTGCGTCCACTGACATTGTGGCCTACAACGACGCTGGAGATGGCACAAACAACTTCATTGACATGGGCATCAGTAGTTCAAGCTACTCCGACCCAACGTTCCCTATTTTTTCTGCTGGATCAGGCTATCTGTACAACGATGGCGGCGAGCTGATTATTGGTAGTGCAACAGATGATGTCGTGCTGTTTGCTGGCGGTGTGGCCCTGACAGATGAAGCTGTTCGGATTAACAAGACAACCAAGGCCGTCACGACTGTTGCTGATGTAAATGTTGGCGGGGCTTTGGATGTGACAGGCGCGGCGGACATAGCAGGAGCCGCAGTCTTTGGCTCCACTGTGACTCTGAATGCCAACCCAAGCCTTGCACTGCAAGCGGCCACCAAGCAGTATGTTGACAACCAAGTCACCGCAGGTATTCACATCCATGAACCTGTGCGGGTGGAGACTACCGGAAATTTGACTGCTACATATGTACAGGGCGGCACGACATTCAATATTACAACCATTACAAGCACGACTACAGTAACAACGTCTGTGAACCACGGCTTGTCTGTAAACGACCAGATTTGGCTGTATAGCACCGCTGGTAATGGCTTGTC